GGAATCTTCTTGGGTTTATCTTTGGCGTTATTTACTTTAGTGCAGATTTCACTAAAAAGTGGTGCGTATGTTTCGTCCATTTCAAAATTCTCCTACATTATCTATTAGTTGTGTTAGACGGTTTTCTATAAAATAGTTTAGCAGTTGGGATCGGTCTCCTACTTTTGCTTCATTGTATTCTTTATTTATCTTCATCATCAACTCGTCTGGAATATACCCCAAGTCAATCAATGTCTCGTTTCTCTGGTAGTTGCGAATCCAAGTGTCTCTTGGACACTTAGCAAGATTGTGTAGATCAATAGGATCATGCTCATTCATTGCTTCCATGATTGTACCAACCACTGCCTTTCTCAAAGGTTTCTGTCGTTTATCTGCAATAAATGTATCATCGGCAGACAGCACATTTGGCACACCGTCACTACGGTCACCTTTCAGAATATGCTCTTGCAAATATGCCTTAGGATCTTTGCCATTCAACATACGTTTGCTGACAGGACTAAACTGATCTACATTCTTACCATGCAACTGAATAAAATCTTTGTCGGATGACAGTATTAAATGCTTACGGTTAGTCTTGACAAAACGAACAAGTGTGGCGATAATGTCATCTGCCTCTGCACCATATGTCTCTACTACTTTATATGGGAAGTATTCAATCAGGTCATCTCTAACACCATGTAGGCAATTAAAGATAGTATCCCAATCGTGTCCAGTTGCCTCACGATCTTTCTTACGTGCTGCTTTGTAGTGTGGGAAATAGTCACGCCGCCAGTAATGCTTACTGTCACAACAAATCACCAGTTCACCATATTCATCATGGAACTTCTGTCTGTAGTATCGCAACTGATTGAGAATGATGTGATGAACTAACTGTTCCGATAGTTCTTCTCCCCTGTGCAGAGAGACCATCACACTACCAATTGCTATTTGGTTAAAGTCTACTAATATCATAATATATCACGTTTGGAGCCAGCACCAAGAATCGAACTCGGGACATCCTCATTACAAGTGAGGTGCTCTACCATCTGAGCTATACTGGCCATTTATCATACTTACAGTATATCAGGTATCTTCGTAGAAGTCAAGGGGATTATCCATTTTCATACAACCTTCATCATCGTAAGCATAAGCAACAATTCTCCATTTCATTCTATGCTCTTGATCTGCACCATAAAACAAATCCAACCATACAGCCTGTTCTAGATATGTCCCTATGCTTTTCAGATAGGCTTCTCGATTTCTCAACTCACGCATGGCAACATTCTGCTCTCTACCCTTATCCATTCTGCGAATTTGATACTTTAGGTCCTTCACACGGTCTTTGTTGTGTTTCTCCCATTCTTTGACATTCTTGAGACTGAGATAATCATCGTCATCAAGTGCTTTTACATCAGGGTGGACATTCTTATATTCTGCAGGTTTCTTGGCCGCACGGACCTTTGCCATTTTGTCTACTTTGTCTGACATGGTTTACCTTCATAGTTTATAAAACCTTTCTTAACCAACAACTCCACAAGATCATAATAACGCCCAACATTTTTACCATCAACAAAGACCAGAGGCAGGCGTCTTACTGTCTCGCCGGTTAGATTTGATATTTCTTCTAAAGATTTATCTTTAGAGAATGACTGCACAGAAAATTGTAACTCTAGTTTATCTAGAAGTTTTAATATGTCTAATGCAGTTTTATCAAATTTATCATATAAGTACAACTCAATAATCATTCTCTACACAGGAATACGCTTTACGTCTTGTTCCTCCTGCCTCTTCCTTTCATTCTTCTGTGCGAACTCTTTTGCTAGTTTCTTTTTGATACTAGGCTTCACATAATGTTCGCGACTCTTTACTTCGTTAATAATATCCTTCTTCTCTACCCCTTTCTTGAACCTACGAAATAGGGAATCAAAACTCTCACCTTTATGCTTCTTCTTTACATCCATAATATAATACTCCGTTTCACGTTTGACTATTGTTTAACTTCTTCTCTGGCATCTTGTGCCCTAACTCTCTATTCAATTCTATCCATTCTGGTTCTGTTAGACATTTAATATCTTCAACTTCACCCAAACCATCTGTCCATTCATGTACTAAGTGATGAACTTCTAATGATCTAGGCAATATTGTTTCTTCACATATATCTATTGCTTCAAAACCTACATTGTCTTGCATCCAACCATGCGTTGGCACGGCACCTGCAAGTGTTAAGTTAATTAATACTGATAAAAAAAACATTGTACCTTACCTCCGGCACGATGTGAATTTACTTCTCTTGAACTCGGCCCCGAAAATCTTTCTTCTTTTCTGCCTTGCTTACCCTTTCGACTGAAATAATATCGTCTGGTTTCTTGATTTGTTTTTTCAACATCGCACGAACTTCGCCTGCACTCTTCGCTGGTACATAAAATACTGGCAGGCCTTTTAGTTGAACTTTCCACTCTACTTCATTTAATAATTCATTCTCTTGTAGAGCCTCGGCATGGAGAGCATCTACATCATATACTTCAACAGACTCTGCTAACTTCCAGCCCATTTTCAAATACTTATCTTGGTCCTTTTTGCTGATAACGACAACTTTATTCTTCCTGACAACCATCACTTCCTTTTTAGGATCAATCAACTGTCTTCCCAACTTCTCACGAGCTTCTTCAACCTCTACTTCTTCACTAGGACCATAACCCTTTGGTGTTACATCTTTTGTTTTGTATGCAACTGCTCGTTTCTTTTGACCAGCTGCCATACGTTTTGCCACTTCTGCTTTTGGGTTACCTTTCTTGTCAAAGAACTTAGCAAGATGTGGTGGCAAGTTTGCCTCATCTACATCTTCCTTATACTTCTCTTTCTTTTCTGGTCTGCCGTCTTTGTTTTTGTAACGTGCTTCGTCACCTTTATTCTTCATATGCCATGCAAGTGCATATGGATTATCAATCTCATCGTGTTTCTTCATGGCCTTGACTGTGCCCTTGAAACCTGGTGGGGAAACCTCTAGAAGTTTTTCCTCATTGGCCCGAACTTCAGCCATAGTATCTGACATTGATTTTGAATATCTTGACATAGCATTACTCTCCTTCATACTATTTATCATTTTATTTCTTCAACCATACCCACAAATGCCACTGCATCAATGACTACTAGAGGTTTCTCACCGTTCTTTTTGATTACAACAATGGGTTCGTGTATCCCTTTTGCGTTGGCAGATGCCTGTTTGTATGACTCCCAGACATTTATTTTCTCTTGGTTCTTACATTCTATCGAAAATGGGAATCTTTCTCTGGCTGACCTAGCCATAATTAGATCCTCACCGCCTGCTCCCATGGAACGACTTTCTATATCTTCTGGATGAATATCAAGTCTCTCTATAAGAATATCCCTCATCCATTGTTGTAATCTTCTACCTTTTGCCTTTGCTGATTGTGTTTTCATATTTCTTCATAATAATCTTCTGGATTTTCTGTTTCCATTTTATCAAGGGGTTCGCCACAGAACACACAATATAGTATATCCATAGCACAGTCGGTCTCCACTCCAAACTCGCCACCACAATAGTGGCAGCTCTCAAACACTCGTTTATCTTCCATTAGGCACTTGCTGGTGTGGAGGTAATGTCCACGATCTCACACTCTCCTGCCACACAACTTAGTTCTTGTGAACCTGTTGTCATATCAGATATTTCATACTCAGCAAGTTTCATCCAATCAATCTCGTTTGGCATTTTGCTGAGAAGTTCGTCATGCTGTTCTTTTGTACAGTCCTGATATGGGGCCTGTCTATATGTATGATCTGACATAGGCAGGAACGATACACCTGACATCATATCAAAGTTATCATACACCCAAGCACCAACTGACATCCATTCTTCTTCTTTGACAGATACAGTAACACTTGGTTTATGCTCACACCAATGATCCTGATAAATCTTCCACAACTCTAGTTGCTCAATAGCATTCATATCTCTACGATAGACTCCGTTCTTTGGTCCTTTGACTGGAAACGAGAATACATATGTATGCTCTGGTTTTGTCACATCATCTTCTACAGGGAACCCAGCATCAAACATCATCTTGGCAAGAGGATCTTTCTTGTCTGCACGAACTGTACGAATGTAATATGGGTTATGTCGTGCGTGAATACCACTGGCACTGTCAACCAACTGACTAACTGTACCAGATGGTTTGACACAAGTAATTGCGGCAGATTGTGGAATACCCAACTTCTTTGCCCAATATTGATTTGTGTCAATGGCCACTTGACGTAGGCGATCTAGTAAATCTTCTAGGCCTTTCTTTTTGCCGTTTGTTAGTGCGTTGTCCATGATACCTGTCATAGATACACCAAGTAATCTTTCTTCTTTACAGTTTTCTTCCCACTTACGATTTAGATAACGGAAGTTGGTTAGTGTTGATTGGAACGTACCAAGGATAGTAGCTATTTTGACTTTCTCTGTCAGTGTTTCTTCTGTGTCATCACCACGAATAACAACCTCAGTCAAGTTGCAGAATTCTCTGTCGCGAAGGATAATTTCCGAGCAAGGGTTTGTGCCAAATTCATATCCACTATCTCGTCTACCATTCTTCTCTGATCTTTCTTTTGCGGCTTGACGATTGAAGATACCACGTTCGCCAGACTTGGACTCATACAGTGACTTCCACTCTTCCATGAAGATACCCATATCTGGCTTCTCTGTATAACAAGCAGAGTTATTAGCCAGGGCCCGTTGTACATTTGACTCCCACCAACGACCGGCTTTAGCATGACGCATACGGTCATCACTTAGGTTTGATAATGAAATAAGTGCAGAACGTCTTACACCACCAACCACTACAATTTCAGCAATCTTACAGCAGATATCGTGACACTCTAATGATGTTAGTTTACGACCTGCGGCACCTTGAAATACGTTTGTACAGAAACGAAACAAATCATCTAGAGGTTCTGGACCAGAGGCCCGACCACCAAATGTCTTTAGCGGTGAACCTGCTGCTCTAACTCGGGACAGATTCCATTTTGGCACCTGCCCCGCTGCTAGTAAATAGATTAGTTCTCGTAGTGCTTTGGCCCAACCGAGCTTACTATCACTGACCATGATAACAGTATCAGTAGGATGAAACTCCTCATTGATTACAGGCAGTTCGGTCACATATTGGCGTTCAACACTGAAACCCACACCTGTCCCGTTCATAAGCACGTATAGGAGCTCGTCAAACGCCCGTAGCGAACCGACAGCAATATACGAACAGTTGTACCCCGCAACATTTTCTCTCTTTAGTGCTTCGCCTGCAGTCATTAGACAACGCATACTAGGCATTACCTTAAGGTTGAGTACACCATCTTCCAACATCTTTCTATTCCCTTCTGTCATAGTATAGTCACATTGCTCGTATAAGTGCTCGGCAAAAAAGTCAAAATAGCGGCCCACAGTTTCGTCCCAAGTCTCACGACGGTTGTCCTTATATCTGTATCGGGCATATCGTGACGCATGTATATATTGTTGGTAGGGTGTTGGTAAATTCATTAGTAACTCCTAAATGCGTTTCCAGGATGCAACTCGCATACGAGCCTGCAACCCAGAGTGTGTATTATCGTTTATTATTTGTTCAATGTCTCTTACACCTGCAAGAGTCATATCGTTTATGTCTTTCTGAGAAATAGTCTCTGGCCATATCACGAGCGAATAATCTTGTTCGGCCAAATTAGTCATCTTCTTTACTATCTCTCCAGACCTTGGTTCGTTGTCAAGTACAACAACTATATCTTCTTTATTAAAGGGTAGATGAATAAAGTCTGCGCCTGCAACTGCTAGAGCATTTGAAAGGAACAAACTGTCTATAGGTCCTTCGACCACATAAACTTTCTTGGACCAGTCAACTCGTTCTAAACCAAATATCTTTGGTTTGTCATCAAATTTGACCGTTAGGTACTTAGGTTGTTCTTTTCCGAATGCTCTGCCTTGGGCTGCAAATACGTTTCCATCCTCATCATAAAAAGGTATCACTAGTCTAGGATGATCCTTATTACTACTTATCTCTGCCCAAGAACAGAACTTATGACACAGAAAAAA